CATTGCAACGGTATTATCCCCTTGCTCATACTCTGCTAGTTTAGACCAATCTAAGCTTTCTGGCATACAAGATAGTAGCGTTTCATAGTCGTGTTTTGTACATTCTTGATAAGGAGCTTGCTGATACGTATGATCATTATAGGGCAAGAAGGATACCCCCGACATTTCGTCAAAGTTCTCATAGACAAATGCACCTACCTCAAACCATTCATGCTTTTGCACATTGATAGTTACACTTGGTTTATGCTCACACCAATGTCTTTGGTACATCAACCACATGTTAAGTTGTTCAAGGGCAGTCATATCAGACGTACATACAGCACCTTCTGGAGACTTCACTGGAAAGCTGAATACAGTCGTTTGATCCGGCTTAAACGCTTCTGGCTCATTGGGAATGCCTTGGTCTATCATAAACTGCGTTAGAGGGTCTTTATTATCGCCCCGTACTGTGCGGATATAATACGGTGAGTGTCGAGCATGTATCCCACTACTGGAATCAACAAGCTGAGAAACCGTGCCGGATGGTTTTACGCAACAGATAGCGGCTGATATAGGAATACCAAGGCGACTAGACCACTCAGTGTTAGTATCAATAGCAACATTCTTTAAATGCTCTAGAGTTTTATCCAAACCTTTATTACTGGAAGTCATTAGAGGGTTGTCCATAATCCCTGTCAGACTTACACCAAGCAGACGCTCTTCAGCGGTGTTATTTTCCCATACCTTACGCAAGTAAGGAAACTTAGTGTAGGTGCTTTGGATAGTGCCTAAGATAGTGGCTAGTTGTACCTTACGCTCAAGGTCTTTAAGCGTGTCAGTGGCTCTAACAACGACCTCTGATAGGTTACAAAACTGTCCACCAGTACCAGCAATAGGTTGCCCATTCTTATCAAGCTTCGGCCCCCGTAAAATTATTTCACTGCACGGGTTAGTCCCAAACTCATAGTCAGCGTCACGGCGTCCATTCTTAGCAGCTTGTTTTTTAGCAGCCTGTCTATTGAAAATGCCACGCTCACCGCTGCCACTCTCCACCAGAGCCATCCACTCACGCATGAAGGACATACTATCAGGCTTCTCAGAGTAGGAGACAGAGTTATTAGCTAGGGCGCGATGAGGATCATTCTCCCACCATTTACCACTTTTGGCATGACGCATACGATCATCTGATAGATTAGATAAACTGATCATAGCACTGCGGCGTACACCACCTACAACAACTATCTCACCGACCTTGCACATCAAGTCATGACACTCAATAGACGAAAGCTTACGTCCCTGTGCTTCTTTAAAAGTACTAACAGCGAAGTTAAATAGATCAACCAAAGGAGCCGGACCACTTGCCCTACCACCAAAAGTCTTCAGTCTAGCACCCGCAGGTCTTACTCTAGTTACGTCCCACTTAGGAATTTCACCAGCCCAAAGGAGTGCCAACACTTGTCTGAAAGCCTTAGCCCAGCCTTCCTTACTATCTCTGACAGCTACAATGGTATTACTATCGAAGAGCTTAGGAACTTCAGGAAGGTTCTTGATGAACTGCCGCTCAACACTGAAGCCAACCCCAGTACCACACAAGAGGATGAACATAGCCTCATCGAAGGACTTAGGGTCATCTACGGCTAGATAACTACAATTGTACATACATGTGTTATCACGGTTAGCCGCTGGTCCCGCAGTCATCAGAGACCGCATAGAAGGCATCACCTCTAACCCAAGTATAGCTTGTTCTATTTCGGAAGTATTAAATTCAGCACCGACTTTAGGCCGCACAATATTAGTCATGTACCGGGATACTGTCTCACCCCATGTCTCTCTGCGGCCTTCCTCTTCCAGCCATCGTGCGTAGCGGCTGGTAGCAATAAAGGTTTGGTAGTCGGTTGGTAGGTAGTTATTTTTCATCAGGGGTCTCCACTAAGTCGGTTAAATCTGGACGTTTATAGTTCGGGCCTTTAATTACTTTACCCGCTGTATTTTTTAGAGGTTTACCGTCCAAGCCTAATTTAGACATATTGGAGCGGTGTACACGGCGTAGGGCTTTATCTAAGTCCCATCCGTAAGTAGCAGCGTATCCGTATACTACGTACACAAGGTCTGCTAATTCCTTCAGCATATTACTAGGATTACGGTCAGCACTGGCATCACATACCTCACCGTATTCTTCAGAGATTAAACCCCAGCGTAATGTTTCTAGTTCAGGGTCTTTTTGCCATACTTCCCCCAAGGGTTGATCCATAGCATCAGCAAAGTCCTGAACCATCTGCAATGGGGTAGCATGGGGATGATCCCAATCTTTAGGCATATCATGCAGACCCACCTGAGAGATAGGTTCTTGCATGTCTTTAAAAGCATCAATATCTTCTTGTGTGATCATTGGTCATTCTCCAGTTGTTCGATCAATCGGTCTAAATACCAGCGGCATTTCTTCAGGTCTTCCACGCCGTTTTTGTAGGGCCAGCGCCAAAGATACTTAAAGGCGTTCTGCCAACAGTATGCTTCATGGGCAGAGACATTCAGTACGCCATCTGCCATAGCTCTCATTGCTTCAATGCATTCAATAGAGCCTTCATTGTAGTGCGGGGGGTTATTCACCAAATCTTTAGTATCCATCAGTGCAACTTACTTTTCATAGATATTACGTTGCTCTTTTGGGATTCCTTTACCTTCTCAAGAAGCTCATCATCTGGCTCAAAACCTACCAAATCAGCATCGTATTCTTCGATAATGTCTTGTAGTTCGCCTACTTTGCGTAATAGTGCGCCTTGAAAAGCTATACTCTCAGCTTCGGCGTCTATCTTGAAGCCAATGCCGTTTAATAGGTCCATGAAGAACTCAGCCTTCTCAGGAGCCATCTCGTCACTGATGTTATGTTCCATTTCTACATCAATGATGTCTTCATCATCATCTATTCTGATGTGAATATTCATAGTATTATCTGCAATATTTGACATTGGCTACTTTCGTTTCGTTAATTTAAAGAAGTGATCTGCGTCCATGACCGCCAGTGGTTTTTGGCGATCACCTTTTATAATAGCTACAGGTTCCGCACCCTTGGGGCAGTTTTCCTTAGCCTGATCCATTACTTTATATATTGCGAAGCTTTTGAATGATTTACACTCAATAGAGTAAGGAAATAGGCGTCTGGCAGCGGGACTTAATTGTATGTCCTCACCGCCAGCGCCCATAGAGGTACTACGGACATCATCGGGGAGAAGTGCTTTGGGGTAGAGAGCCAAAATCCGGTCTCTAACCCATTGCTGATGTCTGCGCCCCTTTGCCTTCGCACTTTGAGTGCTTATAGCCATTTAGGTAGTTCTATTATACTGTAATCACCCCACCCAGTATCATACGTTTCCTGATCCTGTGCAGAAGCAATTATACCCAATGTACGATGCATACGCTCCGTAGCATTAGCTAGTAAATCTTCTGAAACCACATGAACATGAGATACATACGGTGCAGTCTTTTCTACAGCAATAAACTTGAACTCACTAACGTCCAAACCAGCCAACTTACATACGTATATATAGAAGGCGCTCTGGATGTCGTAAGCATACCGAAAACACTCGTTAGAAAAACCTAGCGGAGAAGCGTCTTGAGTAGTTTTAACATCAAACACTGTCTTCTCGCTTTGGATCATCAAATCCGGCCTAGTCTTAAGCATAAGACCTGTTCTAGGACACTCTGCAAAGACGCTTACTTCGTTTTCCCTATCCTTATGACGTAAGAACTTCTCACAATCCTTGTTAGATAAGGTTGTTCTAGCAATCTTCTTTGCAGTATTGTATTCAACCTCAGTAAGGAGAACTTCATCCTCTTTGAGCTTGGATTCCTTTTCTTCAAAAGCCTTAGAACGCCGTGTCTTTGGCCCTTTGTGGACTAGGTTCTTGTCTTCTTCCAGTAATAGAGCATGTACAGCCGTACCCATAGTAAAAGCAGCGGTCTGTGTGCGCTTTTCACCCTTCCAGTGAGCTAATGATTTCTTATACACTGACTTAACAGCAGAGGATGATATACCACTTGTTGAGTGGTACACCATATTGCTCATATTTTTAACAATGCCCATTACACGGCTTCGTCAAAAGACTGTTCTAGTTCCTCTAGTGTATCAGCCAGATTATCATCTAGCTCATTTTCCATGTGTTGAAGATTAGACTTCTTCCATGCCACCTCAATACGCTCATTCTCTGCATCAATTAACTCAAGTACAGCACTCAGGCTGTCATGAATTTCCTGTGACATAGGGATAGGTGTACTGAACTGAGGTTCAAAACGCATGACGTAATACGTAGCACCTTTAGGGCTTTGTACCTTGTCAGCCTTAAGAGTACTGGCAAAATCCCATAGCTTTTTATCACCCATGCGATTTAAAACGTCATGATAGAAAGGACCATAGTTCTTACGCTTCAGCGAAAGTACACACGGTTGATTTTCTATTACACGTTCTTCACCAGCGGCAGTCTTACCCTTATACGACACTAGGCCACGTACCACACGGTATCGGTCTATGCCATTATACTTCTTACGCTCTTCTTCAGTGAAGTTACGGGATTGTTCGTATGTAGGCATATTACAATTGTAGCCACCCAGCATATCACGGCCTTCTTCTCTAGCCCAATCAAGTAGAATAGACTTATTTATGAGACCTTCTTCACCCCAATGTTGGTACTGAATTTTATTACTCAGTGCCTGAAAACTCACGCCCTCTTTAGCATACACCCTCTCATCTATAGGGGTATTGAGGAAGAAAGCACCAAGAGGGATTTGCACCCCGTTGGCATCTTCGCCGCGAGAATTAATCTTCAGGGTAGGGATACTTGGACCCTTTGTATTACCTGAAGTTGCGCCTAATTTAGATGCCAATTCGTCTAGGCTTAGGTTGCCTGTTACATTTACTAATTCATTCATAGATTCATCCTTGTTAAGAGTTATCATTGTACTACAGTTAGGTGGCATCAGTCAACACCAATTCTTCCTGTTCTAGCCAATTATTTCCAGCACTTATCTCAATGTCGAAAGGAACAATTGGCGTGTACTTAAACCTAGTCTTCATCTCCTCATCGATACCTAACATAGCTTCCTTAAGTATCTGTTTTACTTGATTTAATTCATCTTTATGGCAATCCACCACAATGCTATCATGGACCGTTAAGATTAATTTACTACGCAGATTACTTTTCTTAAAAAGTTTCAGCGCACGAATGCAAGCAAGCGGCACACAGTCACCTGTTGCAAAGCCTTGGATTGGATAATTAACTATCTGAGTGGCGTTACGAACTCGACCATTTCTAGTGCGAACTACGTTATCCCATTTATACTGTCTGCCACTAGGAACCTGAACAATACCCGTCTTCAGAACACCACTCATTAAGCCTTCTTGGTATTTCTTCAATCCATTGTACAAAACAAAAAATTCAGAAAAGTACTTTTGGACATGCGGTTTCTCACCAGCGCCCATCCCGCCATATAACGGGGCGAAAGAATACTGTTTTGCCGCCTGTCTCATATCCTTACTAACTTCATCAGGGCTACACTGATTAATAATAGAAGCAGTCTGCTTGTGGATATCCTTGCCTTCAAGAATGTCTGTAATGATCTGACTGTCTCTACTTAATTCACCAGCCATTCTAAATTCTAGGCCGGAGAAGTCTGCCTCAACGATTAGATGCTCTGGCCCGAAGCGGCTAACAATAGCCTTACGAACAGGGAAACCTCTCTTGGGCTGGTTCTGTAAGTTGGGTTCACTACTACTTAATCTACCAGTAGCAGTCAC